AACAGGCCTAAATAACAATTACTCGGTGGTTGGTACGAATGTTCCACAAGATACTTATGTTGAGAGCGTAACGGGTTCTACTGTTCGTGTTAGCCAGCTTGCATCGGCTAGTAGCATTGGTGGAACTGTTACCTTCTCACAAACCAAATACGACTTACCGCCTGACTTTGAAACCATTACAGACAATACGCATTGGGACAAAACAAAGCATTGGCAGATGTTAGGGCCTGAAGATGCTCAACAATGGCAATGGCTCAAGTCAGGCTATATCTCAACTGGCCCTCGTATTCGTTGGCGTATTCTAGGCGGTCAGTTCCAAATTTGGCCACCCTACAATACCCAAGAATATTTAGGTTTTGAATACCGTTCTAAAGGCTGGGCTAGAAGCGCAACAGGCGCAGTCAAGAACAGCTTTACCGCTGACACAGACACAACCGTGTTTGATGATACGGTCTTGGTATTAGCGACAAAACTTAAGTATTTCCAAATCAAGTCATTTGATACGACAGCACTAATGCAAGATTATGTTCGTTATCTTAGCGTTGCTAAGGCTAATGACAAAGGTTCAGCTACCTTATCGTTTGCACCATATCCAAGCAAAGTCCTCATCGGCTACGCTAATATCCCTGATACTGGTTATGGTAGCTAACTATGGCGGTCGCTAAAAAGTTTACCGCTGTTACTACTTCTTTACCCGCCCCAATAGGGGGTTGGAACGCTAGGGATTCTTTAGCCGAAATGAACCCGCTTGATGCGGTTCAGATGGTCAATTTCTTCCCTACGCCTACGGATGTAACGCTTAGAAAAGGCTATACCAAAGTATCTATAGGTATTTCAGGGGCTGTTTTATCGCTTATGAATTACAGCAGCCCAACAGGTAGCAAGCTGTTTGCATCTACTTCTACGATTATTTACGATGCAAGTACCTCTACGGCTACTGCAAGCCTGACAGGTAACACGGATGGCAAGTGGATTCACTCCATGATTACAACGGCTGGTGGCTCATTTATGCCAGCTGTTAATGGTGTTGACCCAATGGTGGTTTACGATGGCACAAGATGGTCAAGAAGTGCGACTACAAACACCGCACAAACCATTTCGACCATTACTAGGGGTGGCACAGGTAACCTGACCGCTACCCTAACAACTGCTGTTGCACATGGGTTAGTAACAGGCAATACCATTACCGTTGCTGGCGCAATCCCAGCCGAATTTAACGGCACATACCGCATTACCGTAACTGGTGCGACAACTTTTACCTACACGATGGCTACAGCACCAAGCGGAGATGCCACGACTGTAGGCACTTATACGGTTAATTACTACATTACAGGCAAAAACTCTAATACATTTGCTTATATCAACCTTTTTAAAGAGCGTCTTTATTTTGTAGAAAAGAACTCCCTCAGTTTTTGGTATTTGCCTGTTGATTCGATCAACGGTGCAGTTACCGAGTTTCCCCTTGGTGGCATCTTTAAACGAGGTGGCTACCTTCAAGCGATGGGAACATGGACTATTGATGCTGGATACGGGGTCGATGACCTAGCTGTATTCGTTACCAGTAACGGGGAAGTCGCTGTTTACAAGGGTTCTGACCCATCCGACCCTACAGATTGGTCTTTAGTGGGCATTTGGAACATCGGACAAACTTTTGCCCGTAAGTGCGTCTTTAAATTTGGTGGTGACATCCTACTTTTGACCGAAGATGGGCTTGTACCCTTATCGGCAGGCTTGCAATCCACCCGCCTAGACCCCCGTGTCAATATTACCGACAAGATTTTCTACGCTATTAATCAAGCGGCTGACTTTTACGCCAATAACTACGGTTGGCAGATGAATTATTTTGCCAAACAAAATATGCTGATCGTCAATATCCCAGTTACAGGGGGTTCTGAGCAGTATGTCATGCACAATATTACAAAGTCATGGGCGAGATTTACCAATTTAAACGCTAATTGCTGGGAATCCAGCGGTGATGATATGTATTTTGGGGCTACAGGCTTTGTTGGTCGGTTTTACGACACTTTTGCCGATGCTGGAACAAACATCAAGGGTTTCGTTCAGCAAGCTTACTCGTATTTCGAGTCTAGGGGGCAACAAAAACGCTTTACCCTAGTGCGCCCTATCCTTCAGACCGATAACGGTTTACCGACCGTTTTATGCGGTCTTAGCACCGATTTTGATACCGTTGAATTAACGAACCAAATATCCTTCAATCCCGCCATTTTACAAACTGGCGAATGGGATTTAGACACATGGGATAACGCTAACTGGGGTGGTGGATTAACCACAACTAAGATATGGCAAGGCGTAACAGGGCTAGGCTATGCAGGCTCAGTTAGCCTTAATGTTGCATCGCAAGGTATTGAGTTTCATTGGGCATCAACTGACTATGTCATGGAGCGTGGCGGGGTACTGTGAGGACAGTTACTACTGAAAATCAGAAATACTTGGGTGAATGGCTGGTTCGAATACTTAACTTCCCCCTACCCGAAACCACTCAATGTATTGGGCAGATGAAGGATGGTAACTTGGTAGCAGTAGCGGGTTACACAAACTTTATGCCAAAAGCTTGTGAGATTCACATTGGTAGCGTTGGTGAGCATTGGGCGAGTAAAGATTTTATATGGGCAGTATTTGATTACCCCTTTAACAAACTCGGTGTTAGCGTTATACTAGGGCAAATCTGTGCTGATAACACGGATGCCCTAAAGTTAAACCGACATTTGGGCTTTAAGGTTGTAGCTGAAATACCTGATGCCCATATAGAAGGCGATTTGGTAATTATGGCTATGAGAAAAGAAGAGTGTCGGTTTCTCAACATCCGATGCTCTTTAAACAAGGGAGAATAGTATGGGTGGTGGTGGATTTTTAGGATTAGGGCCTGCGCCAAGCGCACCTGCCGCTCCTGATTACAGGGGGGCTGCACAAGAAACAGCAGCAGGAAATTTAGATGCTGCAAGGGCTGCGACTGCCGCTAATCGTGTTAATCAAGTTACGCCATATGGCAGATTAGATTATTCAATAACAGGCCAAGACCCTTATGGCAATCCGACATGGACTGCTACACAATCTTTAAGCCCAGCGCAACAACAACTGCTAGATTATCAAAACCAAACAAGTATTGGATTAGGCAGGCTTGCTGGTAAAGGTTTGGGCTATGTTGAAAATATGCTCAACACCCCGTTTGATACAAGTGCTTTGCCATCAACAGGGTTTAATCCTAGTCAGACATACCAAGAAGCCTATATGCAACGGCTTGCCCCCCAATTAGAGATGGGGCGTGAAAAATTACAGCAACAACTAGCAAATCAAGGTATCGATATTGGCTCTAAAGCGTATGAAAACGCTATGCGGATGCAAGCCCAGCGTGAGAATGACCTATTGTTAGGTGCTACAACTCAAGGTTTTGGTGTTGGTCAGCAGGCTCGTCAAACCGCATTACAAGAGCAAGCCTATCTTAGAAATGAACCATTAAACACTTTATCAGCGGTTCGTACTGGCGCACAAGTGCAAGGCCCACAGTTCGTTAATTCTGCACAGCAAGCAACTACGAGTGGCCCTGACATACTAGGCGCAGCAAATATGCAATATAACGCTGCGATGGGTGATTTTAACGCTAAACAAGCCGCACAAGCCAACCTTAATCAAGGTTTATTTAGTTTAGGTGGCGCAGCACTTATGTCTGATATTCGTGCAAAAGAAAACATTAAGGCGATTGGTGTAATGCCTAACGGCCTGACCGTTTATAGCTTTGAATACAAAGATGAACTCAAATCTCACCCATTAGCAGGTGAGGGAGTCCATGTTGGTGTAATGGCACAAGAAGTAGAACAAGTATTCCCATATGCAGTTAAAACCCTCGATGACGGCTATAAAGTCGTAGATTACGGACTATTACCATGAATATGAATAACCCCTACATTTTGCAAATGCCACAAACCCAAGACTTAGGTGGGCTATCCCCCTATATGCAAAACATTGCGCAACAGCAAGCCAATCAAAATATGGCTATGCAACAAGCGCAAGGATTGACACAACAGGCAGGGCAAACCGCACAAGGCGGTATGAACCCGTTAGCAATGGCAGCTATGTTGCGTAAACAAGACCCTAATCAGCAAAGTCTAGGTAGCAAAATTGGTGCTTATGCCAAATCTATCCCAGCGATTATGGAATATGGTGCAGAAAATGTTTATGGTGGTTTTGGTCAAGGTCAAGTGCCAACAATGACCACAGGAATGGACTAATTATGGCTCAACAAATTCCCATGATTAATGTAGGCGGTAATTTACCACCCGAAATCCTACAGCAACAGCAAGCCTTAAATCGGCAACAGCAAATGGCAAATTTGCTAATGCAACAAGGTCAGCAAATGCCATCAGGACAAATGGTTAGTGGGCGTTATGTTGCACCTAGCTTTTTTCAATACGCTGCCCCAATGTTCCAAAGTTACATGGGTTCTAAATTAGCAGAAAAAGGCGATAAACAAGCGTTAGACATGGCTAAAGCATTGCGCCAACAATACGCTAATGAAATGGAAAATTACCTAAAACTTCAGCGTGGTCAAGAAGCTACGCCTGAAAAATATACTGAAATGGCTGGGCCTTTTGGTGAAGGGGTTGGGCCAAACAACACAGATGTGCCAATGCCAGTAGCATATAAGCCAGCACAAGCTGCCGTTGCGCCAAACCCATTAGCGGCTAATTTATACGGCTCTACTGCGTTTAACCCTGTATTGCAACAAATGGCTTCTAAGAAAATATTAGAAGGGCCACAATGGAAAGAAATTTCTCAATTTAATCCTCAAACGGGCAATACTGAAAATTATCGTTACGATTCTAATTCTGCAAATCCAAAAGAAACTATGCAATTTTTGGGAATTAGCAAACCAGCTATTAGCCCTGAAGCACAGATTCGTTTTGCTGATGAAGGAATTGGTATTCCAGCGCAATTTAGAGGTGGTGCTGTAGGTCAACCTTCAGGTCAACCTTCAGGACAACCTGTAATTACACCTCAAGGGCAACCTTCAGGTCAAGCTGTAGGTCAACCTCAAGTTACCTTAACAGCTGCGCCTACCGTTGCATCCTCAAAAGAATACAACCCATTTGTAGCACCACCAGTGCCAACAGGCCTAAGTGGTAAACAAGCTAGAGAGTGGAAGGCTGAACAAGCTAAACCGTTAACTGGTGAATCTGAAAAACAAGTTAGCGGAGCAATTAATTACCAAAAATCTTTGAATACTTTGCAAGACATATTCCAAAGATATAAAGGCCCTGAACTGTTGAATCCTAATGTTCGTGCTGAAATTCAACAATCTTTAAACAACGCTTTGTTACAAGGTAAAGAAGCTAATCGTTTAGGTGTTTTAAACGGCCCTGACTTAAGTATTTTGGAGAAAATTGTTGGCGATCCGACTGCTGTTAACGCTTTGATTAAAGATAGAAGCACCATCAATAAGCTTTATGACAACCAAAGATTGTTTACAACCGAAGTAATTAAAACAAATTACCGTTCTGCTCAAAAAGCTGTTCCTGAGAATTTGCGTGAATTTGTTGAAATTAAACCTAGAGAATTGCCAAAAGCAGAACAAAAAGGACAGCCTAAAGCAACTGGGCCTGTCGTTCGAGCAATGTTAAATGGTAAAAGCATAATAGTTCGTGATGGTAAATGGGTAGATGAAAAAACAGGGGTAGCCGTACAATGAGCGACACAATACCGCCACTTCCCAAAGGTGCAGTAATGGTTGAAGATATGCCACCTTTACCTCAAGGTGCTGTATTGCAACAAGAAACAGCGTATGACCGTTTTTTAACCAGCTTACGCAATCCCCAAACAGGCGGCAAATCAGGCGTGGTTGGCCCTATGCTTGTTGGTGGCACTGGCGAACTCATTAAAGGTGCTGGGGCTTTAACTCAGTTAGCCTTCCCTAATGCTGGAACTCGCATGGTCGAGGTTGGCGAAGCAATGACTGAGGGTGCTAAAAGCGTAGCCCCTGTATCGGCAACCGTAGGACAGGTTGGCTCTTATTTAGTGCCATTTACTGCCGCACAAAAGACCGCAACAGCCATAGGCAATGTGCCACAAGTAGCAAGAGCAGTAGGTCAATTACCTAGTTTTGCTAGGGCTACAGGGCAACAGGCCGCTATTGGTGGAACTCTAGGTTATGGATTAACACCTGACCAACAAAACCGTGAACAAGCTGGTGTTTATGGCACAGTATTTGGCGGTGCTACCCCAACAATTGAAAAAGGTATTCGTGCTGTTGGTAACTTTTTGCGTGGCACATCCCCATCTCAAGGCACTATGCAAGCCGCAAGAGAAGCGCAAGAAGCAGGCTATGTAATACCGCCAACCCAAGTTAAGCCATCTTTAGTCAATCGGCTTTTAGAGGGTTCAGCAGGGAAAATATCTACTGCTCAAAACGCTAGCTTTAAGAACCAACAAGTTACTAATCAATTAGCGGCAAGGTCTTTAGGACTGCCCGAAGATGTTGTAATTACCCCTGATGTTTTAACAAACATTAGGACTACAGCAGGAAAAGCTTACGAAAATTTAGGGGCTACTGGCACAGTTAAAACTAGCCCTAAATTTATACAAGCATTAGATGAAATAAAACCTTATAAAGATGCTGTTCAAGCAGCAAAAGATTTTCCAACAGCAGATAAAAGTCCGATTATTGGCGTTATTGACGAATTAAAACAAAAAAGTTTTGATGTAAATTCTGCTATTTCTAAGATTAATGTATTGCGTAACGATGCAGATATAGCTTATCGTGCTGGCAATAAAGATCTTGGTAAAGCTAACAAAGAAGCTAGCAAAGTTTTAGAAAACACTATTGAAAACTACCTTGCTAACACTAAACAAACTGATTTGTTGCAAAAGTTCAAAGATGCTCGGCAATTAATCGCTAAGACTTATTCTGTAGAAAACGCTTTAAATCAAACCACAGGTGCTATTGATGCTAAGAAATTAGCTGCTCAACTAGCTAAAGGCAAGCCATTGTCAGGTGAATTAAAGCAATCTGCTCAATTTGCTCAAGCCTTTCCAACAGCCGCACAAACTACTGAAAGAATGGGCAGTATTCCACAAACAAGCCCGTTGGATTTATATGCAAGTTTAGGCCTTGGAACTGCTGGATTGTATGGCGGTGATGCTCAAACAGGAGCTTTAGGGTTTGCTACTGGTGCAATTCGCCCAGCTTTGCGATCAGCCGCACTATCTAAACCTGTACAAAGCAGATTGACTAACCAACAAATGCAAAATTTAAGCCCTGAAACACGCAATTTAGCTAGAATGTTAATGCTACAAGGGGCAACCAAAGCTGGAGCTAATGAGGAGCAAAAATGAGTAGAAACGGGTCAGGCACATATTCTCTACCTGCGGGTAATCCCGTAGTAACAGGCACAACTATATCGAGTTCATGGGCTAATAACACCATGAATGACTTGGCTGCCGCCCTTACGGATTCGGTTGCCGCAGATGGTCAAACCCCAATGACGGGTAACTTAGACCTAAATACACATAAAATAGTTAACTTAGTAGCGGGTTCAGTAGCAGGTGATGCCGTAGAGTACGCCCAATTTACAGCCGCATTTGTAAACCCTACTTTTGGTGGCACAGGGTTTATGCTGATTCCAAAAGGAACAACAGCAGAACGCCCCGTAAGCCCCGTAAATGGAGAGATTCGTTATAACACTACGACTTCACAGTTTGAGGGCTATCAAGGCGGTGCATGGGGTCAATTAGGTGGTGGTGCTACAGGTGGTGGTGGTGATGAGGTGTTCGTGGAAAATGGTGTAACTGTTACTACAAATTACACGCTATCTACAGGTAAGAACGCATCATCTGTTGGGCCAATCACCATTAACGCAGGTATCACAGTTACCGTTCCTAGCGGTCAAAGATGGGTGGTATTGTAAGATGAAAACCACTAAAATATACAAAAGGAGTAAATAATGTCTATTGTCTTACAAGGCTCAACTAGCGGAAGCGTTACATTACAAGAACCAGCCGTTGCTGGTACTACTGTATTGGACTTGCCAGCCGTATCGGGAACGATTCTTACGACTACATCACCTAAAGCTGGTAATGTGTTGCAAGTGGTTCAAGGCTTTTCTTCGGCATCTTTTTCTACTAATAGTGGAAGTGCTACAGACATTACTGGACTTACTGCAACCATTACACCAACAAGTTCATCTAGCAAAATTTTAATACTTTCTGCTTTGCAAGTTTCTTATGACCCCAACAATTCTACTTATGGTAGATTTATTATTGTTCGCAATGGTTCTACTGTATATCAAGGTGATGCTATAAGTAGTGCAATACGAGTTAGTATGGGTGCAAATTTAGATGGTGGATTAGGTTCTAACAACATTTTTACTGCCGCAAGTAATTATTTAGAGTCACCAGCAACCACTTCCGCATTAACTTATAAATGGCAAGTTT